CGAACTCAATCTCGGTCGCGGGGGCGGGGTCGTTGGGGTCGTAATCGATCAGAATATACACACTGCCACTTGTAAGAGTGGAGCAAGCTGGTGTGTACCGGATAACGTTGCCCGCGAGCATCGAATACTTATCGAAGTTCTGGGCTTGGTGATGTCCTGCTGAAAACGTGCTGGCCAGCCCAGGGTTCCAATCGAAGGTTCGAATGAAACTAGAGCCGTCAGCGGTCGTGGGTGCGATCGACGTGAGACGTTCCGTCCCGGTGAATGGTACCGCGGGGTATTTGCTCGAGCGACCCGGAGCCTTGGCTCGGGCTGCGGGAGCATTTACAATCCGCGGGGTGCGAGTGCGATTAACCATCTTTGTCAATTTGTAAGGGTAGGAGCTAATGTAGCTAAAATATGACGGGCCTGTCCAAGTAACAGGCCTGCTCTTCCCCGTGGTCCCAGCTCAAGAGCTGGGCTTCTCACCGCGCGGGGCGCGCGCGGCTCTCTTCTTCTTAGCGGCAGCAGGCTTCGGCTGCCTGCGCCGTGACTTCTTGGCCTTACCGGCCCCAGCCGCTACCGTGATGGATCCGTCGACGTTGACGTCCACCTTGGCGGCGGCCACCACTGGCAGGGCGCACAGTGGGGGACTGAGTATGGTCTCAGTTGTGGCTTCCTGGATCCACGCGTTGAAGGCGTCGTGGTCGAATTGCAGCTTGGCCAGTGATTCGTGGCAGTAGTTTGCCATCCAGGGTTGCTTGTCATTGGGGTACTGAACGGATGACGGTCCGTTAGTATCCCACCGCGCCATGAGACGAAGCCGTTCGTCATAGGCGGTCACACCAAAGAGCTCGACGACTTTCGTCGCCAGTTCCCCGATGATGGGCGTGTTCTTGTCCGTCAGGTAGAAGGAGCGGGCCTTCTCCTGAAGCTTATGGTTGGGTGATGCCAGACGGAAGATTCACGGTGGTGTGAAACTTGGAGAGCTGCCGCGGAATGTCGCAGCAGGACGATGTGTCTCCGTACCACACATCTGGCCCGTAGATGCGGGCCAGGAAAGTGATGCCGAACTCCCCCCGTTTGACCTGGTCGCACTCCAGCTTGAGACCAAGCTGGGAAGCGGCACGCTCATATGCCTGTGTCGACACGACAGGTGTCATGCCGTCGTCGCCACCGTAGATGCCTAGGGCATCCCACGCCTCCTGAGGCGTGCGCTGGCGCCCGAGGTAAGGCTCGGAGCGCAGGGCGAAGTAGCCGACGAATGCGTTGTCGAAGGTGTTGCTGGATGATGTCTCGGGCGAGCCGGATGCGCGCGACGTGCCGCTTGGGTACGATGTCCCATGGCGACCCGTGCCGGTCAAGTTCTGCTGTGAGCGGAGGAGGTCCAGAAGGTCCGGAAGGTAGCACTGCTTAAACGCCCGAGTGAAGACGATTGTCTCTAGGTGTCTCAACAGGTTCGAGATGCGTCCGTCAAAGCGACTGAAATCTGTGTTAACCGCGGTGTTTGCATCGGCCAAGACGTCGACCACTCTCTGTGAGATTTCGATGGGAGTCTTGCCGAAAGCGTACCACGGGGCTTGTTTCAGTAGGTCGCTGAACGGGTACACGAACTGTGAGAAGTCACGTTTGTCGGGTCCGTTGATGGTGCTAATGTTCCGAGGGTCCTTACAGTTGGCGTTGGCCTCGCGCTTGCTAAAGCATTTGAACTTGCGGCGCGGCGTCTCGAGCTCGGAGGCTTCGAGGATGCGTCGCTGCGTTGGTCGGCTCTGCTGTTCGTAGACGCGGCTGAGATCGCAGGGATCCAGACTGTGCGCGTCAGGCACGAGCATCTCCGCGAATTCTCGCATACATTCGTCCATGTACGCTGTGAGCTTGAGCGGTGCAGACTTGAGGTCGGTGACTCGTGTCTTAATACACCACTGCTCGTTGGCTAGCGTGTCGGATGGCGCGAATGCCCCGTGTATGATTGGGGACATGAAGGCGGTGAGCGTGGGTTTAGCGTCCAGGTCTTGGACGTCTGACACCTTCTGATACATGCGTACTGCTTCCTCGACGGGGAACACGTACGCGCGTCCGTTGCGGGGCGTCTGCGTCAGATGGTAGGCCAGAAGGGGCGTGCTTGCTACACGCCGTTGGACAATGTCGCCATCAGGGATCAGGCTCAACACAGCTGACTGGGTCAGCTTGACAGACTGGAACTCCGCCAGGGTGGCGATAGCGTCGTCAACGCTAGCGGGGATGGTCCCGCATGCGTGTGTCCCCGCGATGGCCGTCGATACTTGGAGGTCGTTCTTCCCTTGGATGTAGATCCGGGTGAAC